ATATGCCCAACATTCTACTGTAAAGTCACCAGATAAATCCATGTCAGTTGTTTGTGGAATTGTAACAAAATCACCACTACCATCAAGGTAAGCACTCGCACCATTGACCGCTGGGTCATAAACTGCGTCTGTCAGGAACGGGCCGAAGGCTGTGACGGCTGTATTACCAGATGGAGTGACTGTGTGAGCAGAAGCAGAGTTATCCACGAACCTATTGCTTTGACAAGTTAAAAGTTTAGTGTTTGTTACGGCTGTTAATTTAGAAGTTGGAACAGTAAATGCAGAAGTATAAACAGCCGAACCATTTACTAACCTTAAATTTGAAATAAGTCCTGTCCAAGCTAAACTGCTGCCGTTGGTGTTAGTGCCAATAAGCACCTCTCCAGAACCATTTACAGCATCACTGTTACTTGTAGTTTTAACTAAGGAACCATCTAAAAAATGACGTAGGCTTGAACCTTCTCTTGTGATTGCAATATGATGCCATGCGTTATCAGTAAGTGAGGCACTACCACTATAAACAATTTCTGTTGAACCCGTATAAAAAGAAATGTCAGTCATACTGTCTTTTAACTGAAGGTAAAATCCCCCTCCAAAAGTAATAAGAATGGGGTTGCTTGCAGCACCTCCACTAAATATAAATAATTCAAGGCAAAAATCACCTGTTCCACAGTCAAAGTCAGTAGAATCTGGCACTTTTAAATTATCACCACTACCATCAAAAGACCAACCCCACTCACCATCAGGACGAGCAAACGGGCTGAAGCTGCCTTGAGTTACATTGCCGTTGGCTGTGATTGTGTGGTTGCTGGCAGAGCCATCGTCGAACACATTATTGACGCCGTTATTTGCCCCGTCAAAATGAGACAGAAAAGACACACGGTTGAACTCATCGTCTGAGGGGCCACCTGTAGATGTACCAGCCGCTCCGTAAAAAACACTGTCAAATGATCTAGGCAATGGCTGTTCCTCCCAAGAAACCATAGTATGTCGTGCCGCCATCGCGGGTGAAAAAGGCGTATGCCTGTAGAGCGTCTGCCGCAGCCGCGTCTGGGGCGGAGCCGCCAGCCCAATCCACTGTGTTGGGCCATGTTATTGCAACGGCGGAACTGTGCTGCGTTAGAAACAGAGTAAAGCTAAAGGCTGTTCCAGAACCGGGAGGATTGCTAAATGCAAATGTAGTAGCTTGATCCATCGTCAAAGAAAAAGACGTGGCAGTTGCTAGGTCAAGTGTAACTGTGGATGCAGCACTCGACGCGACATACGTCTCTTGATAAGTAGTAGGCTTTACTGCGCCTGTAATGGCTGCGCCTGTGTTAGTTGTTTCAAACTTTTTAGCTCCATTATAGTATAAATTAGCTGAGCCATCTGGGGTGGCTAAAATCATTTGCTCAGAACCATTAGAGTTTTGAACACTAAAGTTTTCGGCCCAAAGTTTAAGATTTCCCGTCCCAGCATCTCGTATAATAGAATGAGACCCATCATGATAAATCTGTAGGTCAGACCCAGCACCAAACACGGCCTTGGCATTGTCTGAGAATATCAAACTGTCTGCACTACTATCCCAAACAACATTCCTAGCAGCAGTATCGCCGTGCAATGTAACGTCATAGCCTTGGTCGTTAGCACCTACAGTAAGAGTGGCGTCTAGCTGGACTGCGCCATCAATATCCACCGCATCAAGATTGGTCGTGCCGTCTACGTCTATGTCGCCAGATATGTCTAAAGAGGTTGCTGTTAGAACACCTGTCACACCAAGAGTGCCACCAACAGTAGCATCATCTGTGACTGTCAAATCATCACTAACAGTCAGATCGTCAACAACCGTAGCTCCCGCTAAATTAACAGCCGTAAGAAGATCGTGAACCACGCCACCTGACCCAAGGCCGTCTGTCGCAATAACTTTAGTCTGACCCGCAGGAATGATTACATTTGCGCCACTTCCGCAAGTAAAAGTCAAAGCCGCAGCCGTTGCGTTATACATGAACCAGGTTTTGGAACTGGTGTTGGGCAAAAGAGTGACCGTGCAAGCCTGACCGCCGCCCGTGAGCTTCAGCCCAAGGCATCTATCTGCGTCCAGCGCACCGTCTGCAATCGTAATGTTGTCCGTTGAGGCGTTCGCAATAGCTCTGGTTCCCCAAGCAACGGCCTGCCCGATTATTTCTAGGTTAGTGTTAGTCGTATCGCCCCAAGAACCAGATTGTTCTCCAGAACCGATTTCTTCTAACCGTAAATTGTTTACATATGTGCTTGCCATTTTTCCATCCTATGCCGCAATGTTCGTCCAAGACGGTGACTGCGAGGGAGTAATCCCTGAGAAGTTTGGGGTCAGGGCGGGTATAATCTGCCCCCACGGTTGTTGCAGGATGCCAATCTCGCCAGTTGCTGACAACCCGGTTACATATACATTAGCGGTTCCAACGGTGGCTGTCGATGCACTATTCACCGATGCCGTCATTGCCACCATTGTATTGGTGGTAAAGAAACTCCCAAGCGCGGATGTTCCTACAACTCCGGTAACAAAAGCATTATCGCCTCTTGTTGTAGAAATTGCTCCAATGGAAGTGGTGGCACTAACACCCATGTTTGTGGTAAAGGTGTCACCTACCGCTCCAGTACCTGAAACCCCTGTAACAGATACTACAGCATCGCCTTCTTGAACCGCCTGTCCAACACTACCTGTAGCAGTAAGCGCAAAATCAGGACTTGTGTTCCAAGTGCTTGTATTCCAAGCTCTTGTTGAACTGTTCCAGCCTACAAACGCTACAGTAGAGGACATTAGGCTATCCTAATAATCGCGTTAGACGCATCCGCAGTTGGGAAAATAATAGTAAAGTCCCCGCTACTAGCAGCTTTATCTGCGCCAAAATCCAAAACACAAACGGTAGGATCCCCAGATGCAGGGGCATTATAAATTAACGCACCGCGAACTGCCGAAATACTTACGTTAGAAAACACTTCATCCGAAAAGTCTGTTAAAGCGGTAGTTCCACTTGCCGAAGGCGTTACACTGGTGAGGAATTGTCCGCCAGCACTGTAGTTTGTGCCACTAACCTCGTTGGTAGCAGTGTACGCAGTAGTCGCAGCCGTAAAGGTTGCGCTGTTAGTGTACAGAGCTAACTTAAATACGTTGCTTGCTGCTGTAAAATTGTGGACGCCCTTCATTAGTTCTACTTTGAACGAGGTACACAGAAAGTTTCCATTAAATGCCATCTACATTTTCCTTATATATTCGGCCAACGTAGGCTGACCAGCATCTTTTATTGCATTATATACCGTAGTTCGGTCACTTTGTATAGCTTGACGCATATAGACGGCGACAAGCTTTTCGATCTCATTACGGTACTCAATTGTCTGAGCGCGAATAGTAGGATGCGCGGTTTCTGAAACAGACACAATTTTGTTCACGCAACGGTTCGCAACTTCCTCGGGAGTAGAACCTCGGTTGTTGGTCGTAGCGACTTCAACTTTAAAATCGTTAGACATTGTAACTGGAAAAGACATGTTGTTCATACGATACCCCCTTACGATTTGTTTCGAATAAGTTGACCTGTGCGGTACTCATCCGTTACCTCTAGGGCCTCACCTAAGTTTTTCAAACGAGATACCGACTCCCCAAATTTTTGCGTATACAACTGCATTAGAGTGGGATCTCCTTTCATGTAAGTGTAAGCCTCAGTTAAAGACCCGTACAGCATCGCTAATTCTGCGTTCTCACTAAGCCATGTTAACGTGGTATCCGCACCAATAGCCGAAATTACGCCCGTAGCTCCACTCGGACTAGCTGTAATTGTTTCTCCCACAACATAGTTGCTGCTAGGAATCACCACTACCAAGGAGGTGCCCGAAGGAACCAAATCTACACCGCTGCTTTCCCCGCTGGTGCCCCCAGTAATAGTGTCGCTTGTGGTAAACGTTCCAACAACACTTGTTAAGGTTAGCGTGTAGCTGCTTTGAGTTAGACTCTCGGGCCTGTAGAAATAATGAAGTTCTGCACTATAACTACTATTCGGTGTAGGTCCCAAGATGAAGTTGTTTAGATCAAACATTCCATAGTATTTAGGAGCTCCAGTTGTAGTCGGATTTGGAGTATACATCTGAATAAACTCAGGGTCTTTGTACTCCACAAAAGATGTGTTGCTGTCGCTGTCTGTAAAAGATAAGGCAAACGGGGCTAAAAAATCACTCGGAACAGCTAAGTATTTGTTGTTCTGAGTCATGGATCCTGCGGAGTTCTTTCGAAACAAACTTAGCTGAACGTTTTTAAGAATGCGTTCCTCGGTAAGACGAATAAACAAAGGCAGGTTTCTTACAAAAGAAGTTTCATTATTCTCAGTGTAATCTTCTATTGCCGTTTTCAACTGTGTGTATGTAAAACTCATGTGTTAATCTGACCTCCCATACCGCTATGATTTGTGCAATAGTAGTACAGGGTAGGAGCCCCAGAAGCAACTTCAATTTGAGTATACGCTCCAGCAGATCCCGGCGTTCCGTTAATGGTTACCCCTGTGGTGTACGAACTACCGCCCCCATGTGTGCCATCAGAAGTGGTGGAAAATCTTAACGGATGATTATTATTCGAGCTGTCTGACTGGGCAAATCTATAAATACTGCCCTCGGATAAATTAAGGGTAGCCGCCCTTGAGCCATCAATATAATAATAGTTAGCTCCGTAATAAGAGGCAACTGTTACCGCGTAAGTAGCCGTAATGTCCGATGTTGTTGTAGTTGACACCGCGCCAACAGACGATGTTAAAGCCACTAATGTAGGATATGCTTTGTTCTCTGCCTCTGGGGCTGTAGACGTTGCAGTACCAACAGACGATGTTAAAGCTACTAATGTAGGGTATGCTATGTTTGCTGATACATCTGGGTTTATAACGCCAGTTACTGTTACTGTGCCTATCGCACCAACAGGTGCTAAATTACTCAAAGGTGTTATACCAGGGATACTATTAAACCCAACCGGATTAAAACCGTACTGTATGTTTCTTTGTTCCGCCAGATTAGGTTCTGGACGAGGCCCTTTCAAAGCCTGTGGGTCAGGTCCAACTTTAGGAGCGGACAGTTGCGGTTGTTTCGGATCAAATTCGTCCGGCCCAACTTTAGCTCCCGTCCATTCTACCATCATGTCACGAAG